GATGATTTATCAATAATCTGAATACTTTCCATAACTGCATTATAGATTGCTCTATCTTTACACCATTTCTCAGTTTCATCTACGAGAAAGTCGTGTGGTGTTTCCTCAGTGTTTGTTTTACACTGATTGATAACAGTCATTGCATTCTTAATCTCTTCGTCATTATATCCAGACAAATCATTCATTTGAATACCAAGAGCTTCATGAGTAGGACACTCATTATACTTCATAAAGTATTCATTGATTTGTTTATAGACTAATCGTTCAGACCTATCCGAAAAGTAATCTTCCTCAAGATAAGGAATTACTTTTCTAGTGAATGTATCTGAGACGAATAGATTCTTTAAGATTGATTCTTCTATTCTATTCTGCATCTTCTTCTACGATTTCTTCCACACTTCCATATTTAAATTCTTTCTTTGCACATTCATTAAGTTGTTGTAGAACTTCTTCTGTAAAATACTTCTCTGGATTGTTGTTGATAGTTTTACCAAACTGAGTTGTACCATCTGGAAGTTCAATTCTTGTTGATGTCTGTTTAAAGATACCATACTTTAGTGCTAAGTCAAGTAGACCATAATATCTATCTAGACCTTTATCGTATGTAAGTCTAACATCGACCATCTTATTTTCGACAGTCAATCTTGATTTTTGATTCTTACAATGGATGATATTACCAATAACTTCTGTTCCATCTTTTTCTTTCTTTTTGGATAGATATACAATAGATGAAGCTGCATACTTCAATCCACTACCACCACCCATTTCTTTTTGTGGGAACATAGAACCAATCACATCATATGTATGATTAGTTACAATCATTGGGATACCAACTTTACCAAGTTTCAAAGTTAACACTCTGAATGTACCCTTGATAACTTGTGCCTTGGTCATGTCTCTAACATTTTTACCAGACCCAATATCTTCTGTTTCTTTGATTGTAGATAACATACCAAGTGAATCAAGAACAAAGAAAAGTTTCTCATTACCTTTTCTTCCTTTCTCAAATCCATCGATAATGTTTACTGCTTGAGTTCTAAATTCTTCTATTGTTGTAACTGGAACAAGAAGAATACGACTTGTATCAACACCTCTTTCCTCTAACATTTCTTGAGTCAATGCAGACTCAGATTCAAAGTAGACGACATTACCTTCTGGGTTATCTTCCAAAAACTTTTGTACCATTCCTAATGCAAAGAATGTTTTACCAGTTGCACTTTCACCTGCTAGTGCAGTAATCTTATTAGATGGAATACCACGATGGATATCACCACTTACTAATGCATTAAAGATATAAGAACCTGTATCGATATAACCATCTACATCACCTGCGACGATTCCATCTGATACGACTCCTGCTAATTCATTACCACTTGCTTTTGCAAGGTCTTTCAATAAATTCATAATATATTCCTCGACTGTTATATTATTATACTACCAATCTCTATTCTGTCAACTGAAAAAATCTTCTAGGGATGATACTGGTTCAGTTGACCACCCTATCTTCTCAAGTATTAATTTTAGAGGTTCAATGAATGATTTATCAAACTGTAAATCATAATCAATGTAAGAATGAAGTTCAAACTCTTTGGGTAAAGTACTTATAAAACCAATAACATTCTCTTTGATTGGGTTAGGTACTTTTAGATATAAGAATCTCATATGTTCACCACTCTGAATAGACTCATATTTCATATCTATTTCTTTTTGTTTTAGATAATGATTGTAAAGTAATGATGCTCTTACATGCATTGGTGTTGACTTCTTGTAGATTGTAACTGCATTCTCATACTCAAAGATACCATTTACTTTTCTAGGAAATGCAATGTCATATGGGTCTAGTCCTTTAAATTCTTTTCTTGCATTATCAACAAACTCATGGACAAGTTTTTCATCACCCTTCATGACAACCTTCAATGCATCTTCTAGTTTCTCACGAACCCATTGTGGTGTGGATGACTTTGCAGTTTCGATACCCATCATCTTGAGTTTTGGTTTTGTCAATCGAACACCTTCATTGTCATATACATTCATGATGTATCTTTTCTTTGCAGTCCAGATTGCTTTATCTGCAATTACCTCTCGACCCATAACCATCTTGTTTTGATATGCATTAGTGTAGTCTGCAAGTTCAGAGTAACAGTTATTGATTACATCTTGCATCTTACCACTTGCAACTTGGTCTAGAAACTCAATAGGATTTTTAGGTTGAACACTCTTGATGAGCTCATCAAATCTTACATAGATTGAGTCAGTATCAATTGCAACCACATAATCATCCTCAGTACCTAAGATGTTATTTAAGTACATGTTAACTGCATTTTCAACCCATTTAATTGCAAGTTGACCACTACTTGTTACTGCTTCTGCAAGACCCAACTCAAAATATCTGAACCACTCATTACCAATTGCACCATAAGCACTGTTCAAAGAAATCTTACGAACCATCTGGTTGTTATATGCAATTGCAATCTTTCTGTTCAATTCTTGTTTTCTTCTAGGGTCGTCTGTAGACTCGAACTCCTTTTGGTGTTCAATCATTTTTTTCTTCCACAACACTCTTTCATCATATAAGTTTTCTAGTACCTCTGGAAGAAACCCTTGTTTTCTTTTACTAAATCTTGCACCATTAGGTGTAGTTGCAAAGTCACCTTCTATCTTAACTTCTTTATTCAACATCTTTTCTACACTTACAGTATCCATTGTAATACCATTGTAGGTCTCTGGACTGATATTGTATTGCATAATTAAATGAGGATACAGACTGTTTAAGTCAAACGATACAACCCACTCATGCATACCAATCTGTGGTTCTTTGACATATGCACCCATAAACTTCTGTTTCTTAGGTGAGGTATTTTTAGAAGGTGGTACAATGATGTTCTGTTGTCTTAGACGATTAAAGATTAGGATATCCCAGTATCTTACTTGTCTGAATGCATCAAGATAGTTGCACTTTGCAGAGTAAGACATTGCAAGAAGTAGACCCATCAATCCTAGTTTGTCATCTAGTTCCTCAACCAAGGTGACATCACGAACATTATATTCTAGAAACTTTTGATAGTCCTTCTTGTAGAATAGATGCATTGCACCAAATTCTTCATAATTGATTTTACCTTTACCAAGTTCTATCTGACAGATGTTTTCTAGTTTGTAACTATCTCTTCTTTTGAATGTAAACTTTTGATAAAGTTGTAAGTAATCTACAACCTCAACACCAGTTAGTGTGTATGCTTGTTGTTTCTTGTTGAAATTTTCCCACTCACGAACAGTTGTTATATTCCATGGTGAGAGTTGGTCTGCTATAGTTGTACTAAACAGTTTAGATATCCTATTATAAAGATAAGTGATATCAAACTGGTCAACATTCCAACCAGTAATAATGTCTGGATATATCTTTTTGTATTCTTCTAGGAAAGTCTTGAGAAGTTGTTTCTCATTTTTACAGTGAAAGTATTTAATATTTGGGTCACCATGTTCCCATGGTTGTGTACCAAATACATACTTGGTATCTTTACCAAACATCTTGAATGTGATTGCATTGATTTCTTCTGCAGCTTCTGTTGGTTCTGGAAAACCATTTTCACATTCACATTCTATATCAAGATTCATGATACGAATGTGTCTCATCATCCACTCAATATCTTGAGGGAAATGTTCTGCAATGTAAGCGTAGGGATGTCTCTCAATCCCATGTACATCAAAACCTTCTACATCTTTCCACTTCTCACGAAACTGTCGTGCTTGTGCAATAGAGTTGAACTTTTTAGGTTCTAGGTTTTGTCCTTTTACAGAACGAAAGGATGAGTCTTTGTTTGTTGGAACATAGAAAGTAGGTTTGTATTGTACTTGTTTCTGTACATACTCACCATCCTTGAACTCACGAACAAGGATGAGATTTCTATGTTGATAGACATTTGTATAAAAGTGCATATAACTAGTATACTACTAGATTACTTTTTGGTCAACAAAATGTTGTTGTATAACTTGAATGTTTTCCTCTGCTGATGCAATCTTCAAAACTTGAGAATGTATAGCATCGATAACATCTGGATGTTCACCTATACCAACTGGATTGTTCATATAGATTTCAATGTTTGCTTTTGCTTCTGCAATTTCACCTTCGTACTTTTTGACAAGTGCATTTACTATTTGTTTCTTCATACTGTTGCAATTTTAGGTGTTGGTGGTGTAATTACTTGTCCAGTGATTGACTCGTATTGATTACGAAGTTTCTGTTCTGGTTCTGCTGTAAACACAATGTTTTTGTAATTCACCATAATCTCTTCTTTATCTGCCATCGAACCATAAGGAACTAACTGTATGTTAAATCCTTTTTCAGTTTGTGACATTAGAATACCTAGGGGATTTTTAAGTTTGACTTCCACTGAATCGTGTTTGTCTTCAATCCACTCTGTTACTAGTTCTTCACCAGTAACTAATTTTAAATATTTTATAATCATACTTCCTCTAACATTACCATTAATCGTTCTGCACGATTAGTAACTTGGTTATACCATCTAGAATCTCTTCCTTCTACTGCAGCTTGTTTCCAATCATTTCTTTCAATTGCAGCTTTAAAGTTTTTGAATTTAGATAGTCTTGTCATACCCATGTTAAAGGTCATGTTAACTAAAACTCTTTGTACCTCGTCTGGATAAGATTCTAAATCTGGATAAAGTTTTCCACACTCCTCTACATGTTCTGCATAGTCATGTTCCCACACTTCATCCACTCTTTCTTGGGAAACTGGTGTTCCCACTGGTTGACCATTTTCTGGGTCACCTTCTTTTACTAGGTGTCCAATACCAAAGGTAGGATACCCTAGGTGGTCTTTGTAGATTTCATAGACGACACCTTCGTCTCTGATAATTTCTTCTTTAAGTTTTGTCGGATTCTTGATGTTCATCTTTGAGCAACTCCACGGCTTTTTCACCTTGTTCTTCAAGTAGTTCGATAAGTATGTCACCCATGATTTGATTAAACTCTTTATCATCTGATATAGTGTCTTTCATTGAGTCTGGACATTTACGAACTGCTCGAGTAAAATTAATTGTTGGGGGTTCACCTTCTTGAACTTCTTCGAATTGAACTTCACCATAGGTATATATGACTCCCTCATATTTACCCCCAGTAATCTCGATACCATTTTCACCATCTTTGGCATTGACAACGAGTTTGTAAGTAGCTTCAGACATTACTGTGCTTTATATACTTGATTTACGATTTTAGATTTAACTTCTCTTGAATTAACCTTAACCCCAAGTTCCTTACCTTTTTCTACAAGTTGTGCCTTTGTAAGTGCAGTCAATCTTGCTTTAGAAAGTTTAGTAACTGTAGGTTCTTGTACTGGTTCTGCTTCACCGACAAGTTTATCTGCTTGGTTAGCAACTGCATTGTATACTAAGTATCCAAGTGCAACTAAAATGACTATTCCAATCACATATTCCATAATTATTCCTCGTTATCTGATTCTTCTGAATCGTTGGTTACAAAATTCAAACCAAAATGGTCTCTTACTTCTTCTAAGAATACTTCTGGTTTGCTCTTTTCATATGGGTCTGTCTCACAATTGTCAGACAAGTTTGGTTCTATGTTCATTAGTTCGACTGTTCCATCGATTACTAACATTGCATATCTCCAAGACCTTAACCCAAAACCTAGATTTTCTTTCTTAACAAGAAGACCTAGTTGTCTTGCAAGTTCACCATTACCATCTGGTAAAGGTTTTACTTTTTCAATACCTTGTTGTTCGAACCATGCATTCATGACGAATGTATCGTTTACAGATGTACAGTAAACTTCGTCTACACCAGCTTCTATAAACTGGTCATACATTTCTTCGAAAGTAGGTAGTTGGAATGTAGAACATGTTGGTGTGAATGCGCCAGGCAAACCAAACACAACAATGGTCTTATCTTCCATCATTGAATCTAAACTTGACTCAACCCAATCTCCATCTTTCCTCATTTGGAATTTGATGTCGTGAAGGTCGTTCATATTTCCTTTGTTTAACATAATAAAATACCTTTATAATTTTTATAACTATATTTAGTATACCACGAGACTGGGTTGTGTCAACCTTTTATTTACTAAAATCCTCTACCATGTTCTGTTAAGAACTCTTTAGGTAATTTTTTATTTCCAATAGAAATCTTTCTAGGTTTCTTTTCTTCTGGAATAATTTTAGTAATAGGAATTCCAAGAATACCATCTTGTATAGATGCAGAACCAACTTCTACATCATCTGCAAGAATAAATTTTCTTGACCATTTCCTAGCTGCAATACCAGTATGAACTGCATGACCATTTCCAACTCTTTCTGGATTTGGATTCTCTTTATCACCAACGACTTTTAGTTCATTTTCTTGAACTGTAATGTCGATATGGTCTTTACCGAATCCAGCACATGCAATCTCGATAACGAAGTGTTCGTCATCAATTTTTGTGATATTATAAGGTGGGTATGATTGACTATTGTTTCTTTGAACATCATCTATTCTTCGAAAGAAGTCATCCACACCAATTGAGAATGGACTTGTCAGTTTTAACATTTCCTGTAAGTCCAGCGTAGATAATTTTACCATTTTTGCCTCCTGTTTTTAGCAAGGTTAAATTGTATTTGGAATCTCCCTGTGAGCATTCCTATTAGTATATATAAGGATTAATCTTTAGATTTCAAGTCTTTTTCAACAAATTCTTTAATTTTTTCTAAAGAATACCATAATCCAGAGTAGATTTGGGTTGAATCTGGTCTTTCTACGATATATCTCTTATATCCAAAGGGTCGTTCAGAAAAGATTCTGACATCCCCATAAGATTCTTCTAATAATCTCATATAATTATTATCTCATCATTTTGGTATTTGTCAACTAAAAGTTAAAGAATATTATATCACTTTTGATGTCAAGTGGGATTCGTTTCCAGTGGTGTGTAAATTCGAACTTTTTCTGATTTTCCTTTAACGAGGATTTTATCAATTTCCTTGAATGCTCTTGATGGACATAAGTGATAAGTTCGTTCCGATAACAACAAGTCAACCCCATCATAATTTCTTGTTTGTCCTTCGAGTCTAGCACCCAAGTTGACTGCATCTCCGATGACTGAATAGTCAAATCTAATTTCGGAGCCCATGTTTCCGACAATACATTCTCCTGTGCTGATGCCAATGCCGACATTAATAGGAGGCAGGTTGAGAGGAGAAAGCTCTTCATTAAGTTTCTGTGTTGCATCTAATACTTCCAATGCAGATTTAACTGCTAATTCAGCATGGTCTTTGCAATCAAGAGGTGCATTCCAGAATGCCATGATGCAGTCGCCCATGTATTTATCTATTGTTCCTTTATTATTTATAATGATTTTTGTTTGAATATCAAGGAACTTATTGATTAGTTCAACCAATCCTTCTGGGTCATCATCATTCTTATATTTCTCACTGATAGGAGTGAACCCACATATGTCCATGAACATAAAGGTCATCTCTTTTCTTTCTCCACCAAGTTTTAAAAGTTCTGGATTCTTTGTAAGTTCATCTACCATCTCTGGTGATAAGTACTTCTTAAATTGTCCTTTGATTTGTTCTTTTAACTTGTAGGTTACAAAGTACTTGTTGAAGGATGCATGTCCAAATACAATCAAACCTGTTAGTGCAGAATACAATGCATCAAATAGTATTAGACTTTCTATCCATAACCAATATGATGTTGCAACTGATAATCCAATTACAGTCATTGACATGATACCAGATAGATATGTTGGAAGTTGATATACCATCAACAATACTAAAAGACCCAGACCGATGACCAGAATTATTTCTACGAAATCCAGAAGAAAATTGTTCTGGATAGTTTCACCAGAGATGACAGTTTGTAGTAGGTTAGCTTGTACTTCATGAGGATACATGACACCATATGGAGTAGAAACTGGATTATTAAATCCTTCTGCTGTCATCCCCCAGATAAGTATTTTGTTCTGGTATGATTCGTTTAGTTCAGATGCACTCACTCTATCAAAGTGATTCCAATATGTAATCATAACATCTGCTGTGGATGTAGTTTCTATAGGTGGTTGTCTTCCCATTCGTATCCATTCGATACCTACTTCTGGTGTGACTCTGGTTTGATAGTTTGGTTGGTCATAGAATGCACGAAGAGTTTCAAGTGCAACCGATGGATATATCTGGTTATTTGCAGATACGATAAGTGGTGCAGACCGAACAGTTCCATCAAAGTTTGGTGTATCTGGTAAAGGTGGTGTTGTTACTGTTACTCCTACACCATAAGTGTTATCTTGTAGTAGTTTGATTGGTGCAGACATCCCAGAGAAGTCCCAGATAACATCTCCGATATTTCCACCACCGAACACCGATGTTCTTACATAAGGTGCAGAACCAGTATCCTTTTGACTTGTTGGAGCTGCAGATAAGATACTTAATCTATTTACTAGACCAGTTGCAAATTCTACATCTCCACCGAATCTATCTGGTTGATTAAATACTTGAGTAAATACATGAGTATTGGTATGATGATTTTCTAACATAATATCTGAATAGATATTACGAGGCCATGGATATTGACCATACTTGTCTAATGATTTTTCATCAATATCTACAAGTACAATGTTATCTATGTGTTGAGATTCTTTTTGTTGATGCAATACATCAAAGTAAGACCATTTGATATTATCTATTAGATATGGTGACCATATCTTTAAACCTACCAACACTCCAAGTGTAAGTAGAACTGTTTTCCAATTATACATTTAATTCTTCTTCTAGTTCTATTATATAGTCTTTCATATCAATCATCCATTCTTTGAGTCTACGATATTGTTTGTTATGAAAGTCTTTGTATTGTTGGTCAGTGGATTGAATGGACATCATTTGATGATAATCCATAGTCTTGAGTATCAAGGCAATTGCATCTTGATAAGGCATCCTTACTAAAGTTGAAAACTCTCTTTTTGACACTCAAAAGAACTCCTAGTTTCCTTGGGTAACATTTACATTACAACCACCAGATGTGTAGCAATAATTAGTTATACTATATGACTTACTATTCCAACCATTTTGTATTACACTAATATCAGTTGGTTCTGTTCCTCTTAGAATGACACTCATATAATGGTCTCCATTATTTGTTTGTCGAAGGTCAACTTCATTGTAATCGTTGTAAATATCTAAATTGATATATTGACTTCCACCTTCTCTTTGGACTGTGTATATATCATTGTTATCACCTTCAAGATGCAACCAATATTCATGACCAGAAGAATTACTATTTGTTCTTTGTGTCATTAAAACTTGGTTATTATCACCTGTAATATTAATATGTGCAAAGGTATCACCATATTCTGCATAGTCTCTACTAAAGTTTCCATTAGTTCCTACTTGATATCCTTGACCAAGTTTTAAAGTATTTCCATCTCCCCAAAGTCTTCGAAGTTCTATAGTGTTTGGTTGTGTTTTATTACCTCTATCTCTAGCTTGTTTTATAATAATAGTATTATCACTACCATCTATTCCTTCTGATGATGTCCATTGTTTTACAACATTATTATATCCAATTTGAGTTATATCAAGTTCAAAGTTATCACCTTCTTGTTTGATTGTAATTTCATTATCGTCTGCAAATACTGGATTACAAAATCCTACAAAACTAATTAGACTGATTAATAATAATTTGTGAATCATCTCCATCTCCTATGAGGATTACTCCCTCATACCCTTCTACTATTGTTTGTAGATATACATTTGAACCACTATCAAATGCAATCTCAATAACACCATTTACATCTCTAAAGAAAATTAACTTTTCATCTTCGATAAAGACATTGTATTGTGAACCTTGGTTTAACCCTAATGTTGCACCTTCTACTTTAAATTGTCCTATGTTAGTACTACCACCTTCTGTTGATGCACCTCTTATTTTCTTATCTAGTTCTTCTATAACATCAAGAACATCTACAAGTAAATCTACATTTAGTGCATCAATATCTAATGCAGAATATTCTAAGTCTCCTTCTGTCTCTTCGAGTTCATCTTTTTCTAACTCATTAAACTCTAGAAAATCTACATCTAAAATTCCTTGGTCATCATTCATGTCATCTGCAGCTTGTTCTTCTACTGCAATTCTGACTTCCTGTGGTGGATTGACAATAAACATGTTATCAATCATTGAAGGTGTAATGTTCTGAATCGTTACTGCAACTGTTGGTGGTGACTCGTAAGATGACACCATAGTTGCTTGGTAAGGTTGATTCAGTATTCTTTCTCCACCTTCATTTGTTACCACTATTTCTCCAGATGCATTTCCATCATCATCTGGCAGAAGTACTACAAGTGACCTACCAAGTTCGTCAATTGTAGTTGTAAAATCTGTTCCATTTATCGCAATCTGTGCTGTAGGTGTGGATACCTTTATGTTTGCTTTTTTAATCTTATTCCCAGTTCCACTTGCAAACCTTGCTGTCCCTTGTGCCATTCTAATTGCCATCTTGGACTTACTTGGGTCTGGGTCATAATAAACTTCATCAATGTACACTCTAGTATGTTCAGTCAATGCAAGTTCTTCTTCGTCTAAGAACTCTATCAACATACGACCATTTACTGTTGCAGCTTCATCATATAAATTGATATCTGAACCGACATCATTAGGTAAGGTTTCATTATTTCTAATAATACCACCTACACCTGTAGATTCTACTATGTCTCCAATGGAGTCTGCATAAGCAGACCCCATGAAGATTAATGCACTAACTATCGTTAGCTGAATCTTTTTGATTAATTTGAATTGTCGCATTGTCAGAATCTATATCCATAATGATTTTTGCGTCTGGACTTGCACATGAATTACCAGCACCAGAAACACATGTTCCAGATATTTGGTTAATATCAATGTCCCCACCATCACCTGTATAATCTACAGTCTGTGTATGAGCTCCATCCTTCATTAATACATTTAGGTTATTACTGTCACCAGTAATTTCCCAATTAAATGTGTTATCATCTGATTCAAAGTCTAAATCAAAGACATTCGAATTACCTAAAATCGTCATATCCAAATCTAGTCTTTCGGCACTAAACTGGTAACCTTGGTCTAAATTCCAAGTATTGCTGTCACCTGTAACTGTGATATCATATACTGAATCGTCAGCAGACCCAGTATCACCTATATTCCAATCCATAACATTGGAATCACCTGTGAATGATAAATCAAAATCCGATGTATCGGCAACTAGTGGCCCATACAGTTTATTTGAATTACCAATCATATCGATATCTATAGTTAAAGTAGTACCAGTAATAACCATTTTGTCATCGAAAGCAGATGTTTGTGATATCTTGTTTCCGAAACCAACTTGGTCAATGTAAAGAGTTAGTGTATCTCCTTCTTGGTCTATCCTTATTTCATTATCATCAGTTGCTTGTGCGAAAAGAATATTAGTCGACAATAGGGTTACTAACCCCAAACTAAAAAATAGTTTTTTATTCATTTCGTACTCCTATTCGAGGTCGTGTTTATCGTTTTTCCCATCACTATTATGGGGATGACGATGGTCTCCCTCAATTACCCAAAAACCTCTATCGTGTCCTTGGTAGATTAGTTCCAACACTCCTGCCTCTATGGCACTTCGTGTTGCGTATGTCACCGACTCATTATTACCCACTCCATCCTCTATCTCAACTAGTTGTGTCCCTTCCTCGATAAATCGGAAGACATCACCACCAGAACCATAACTTAATATGGTTTTACGACTTTGGACATTCAATAATACTTCACCTGTTAGAACTGAAACAGCTCTAATACTAACAGTCACAGCATCTTGACGATACTGTTTACTAAATCCTATGCCTAGTGTTCGTGCGCCTCGTCCACCAGTTTTTAGATTTGTATCATACCCAATAATACCACCTTCTATAATCATTCCAGCGAATAGAAGTGGTGCAATTCCATTTGACTCTTCACCCTTTGCCTCTGCCCATTCTTGTCTTGCAGAACGAATGATTTGTCTTTCTCGTACTAAATGGTCTAGTCCTGTTCTCTCGACAACTCTAAACCATGTACCACCCCCAGCAGTTTTAAGTGCATCTACTAACATTGCATTTGCACCTTGAGTTACAGCAGTTGAAAAAGATGCATATTGGTCTAATTGTTTTCTTTGACCAGTTAAATCTTGGAATTGATAAACTGCAACTATTGGTTTTTCTTTTGCTGGTGGTAAATTTAAAAGTTCAATATATGCAGGCAATCTTACTACTGTAGGATATTCTACACAAATGTATTTTCTTGATAGTTGTTTTTTAACACCTGTAACAAGGTCTTTTGAGAAACCTTCGTCCCATCTTGAACAGTCCTGTGGGTTCTCACTCCATTGAGGGAACGATGCACACCCACTAAGAACCGAAAGTGTTAATATGAGAAACCATTTCATTAACCGCCTCCATCACCATCACCACTACCATCATCACCAAAGTAACCTGTACCGATTGGTATTTCGATAACTGTGGTTGAACCTTCTTGGTCGACAATAGTCATTCTGATGAACTCTGTCCCATCTTCGTTAGTAATAACTTCGTATGTTACTGTAGAACCCTCTAATACAAATGACCCAAACCTTACTGGATTGTCGTTAGAGAACATTGACTCTACTAACTGTTTTGCCATCTGAGCATAGATACGGCTTTCTAAGTTTCTAATAAATTTTGCAAGCGTTGTGTTATCTGCTTCTCTTTCTGCAGCTTTTCTAGCTGCTTCCAGAGCATCCTCGATTGCTTTCTTACGCGAGAACTCTTGATTCTCGATTGTGAGATAGTGAGCTCCAGTTCCAATTCCACTGAAGCTTGGATTTTTAAATCCGAATTTAATTTCATCTGCATGTGCTGGAGTTATTGCAAGGATTGAGAGTAAGAATATCCCAATCAACGCAGATACTTCTAGTTTATCTTTAATCCTTTCTTGTTTCACTCTTTAATTTCTCCAATTCGTCTTCTTCTTGTTGTTCTTCTAAGAATTGTTGACGCTCACGATACTCTAGAACAACATTAATTTTTTGTTGTAACCTAATCATATCTTGGTCGAGCATTCTTAACTGGTCAGTAAGTTTGATACTTGATGCAAACATACGACCTAATGAGGGTTTTACTTCGTCAGTTATAAACTTCCATGTGTAATAGATAAAATACCCCATCCCCAATGCCATTGCGACTGGGAATCCGAACTCTGCAATTATCTTTACAATGTTTTCCATCAATCTCTTCTTGCATCAATTTCTCCATCCTCTATAAAGTTCTCTGCCCTTGCAACCCTATCTATAGGTGGTGTTAGTTCCAATGCACTACTCACTAACAAATCGATTTTCAATATGTCATTATTCATAACTTTTGCACGAGTTTCTAACATATTAATGATATTTTCGGTACTTTTAATCTGTGCAATAACAGAATCGAATATGTACTTCATACTTAAAAATATAAAGAATGCCATAACAAGCGCACCAAATATAGGTACACCCACTTCACCTAAAAAATCTAGTATAGACATAATCTCTCCTGTTCGTAAGTATTTATAATAGGAGAGGTCTTAAAATGGTAATATTACCAAATTAAAAGGTCATAGATACACCACACCCACATGTAGCTTGGACATTTGGATTTTCGAAGGTAAACTCTTCGTTGATACCTTTTTTTACATAATCTAGAACTAGATTATTGAGATATGGACGAGATATATTATCAATATGGATGGTAAACTTCCCAAAGTCTATTACTTGGTCAGAAGGGTCATTGGTGGTGTTATAATCGAATATGTATTCATATCCACCACATCCACCACCAGTGATTCCTAATCTAATCTCAGAGACACCCTTACCCTCTGTCCTTTCTAACAATTGTAAAATTGCAGAATCGGTCAGTTCGATATTAACTGTCGGATTTGAGTATACGATAGGCTCCATAGACAAGTCCTGCCCATGCCAACCATTTGACCACTGGGCCAAGTAATAATACTCCGAGAGAGATTCCAACTATCACAGCTCCATCTAATGAAGATAGTTCGTGTAGTCTTCCTTTAATGTATTCTTTCATGAAATTAATATCCATTTAGTAATACTCCTCTATTTGAACTCAGATACATTACCAGATTCGTCTTTAGTGATTATATTCACTAGTCCCAACTTCTGTCTTCTAATCAACTCGTTTTTTACTTTTTGTCTGAGTTTTGGTTTAGTGTTATCATTATTATAACATTCTAACAACTCTTTTATTGTTTGAGTTTTCATATAGAAGTGTGTAGTGACAACCTTTTTAGTTCCCCTTTGCACGACTTCTTGAGTTGGTTTATACTTAACTGGCATAGTTATAGTATTTATAAGAACTTATTTTTTAATAGTAAATGTGTCTAGAATGTGACAGAATTGTGACAACTTTGTGACTAAATATATGTATGAATATAATTAATGTACTTATATTATTGATGTTACCTATGGGTATCGTTGGATGGTATATCTTATTGGATGACCCCCAGAAGTCTATCTGGGAAAGACTTCATAGTCTCATGAAAGCTGGTAGAATCAATAAAGTTATCAAAAAATTTACTTAGAATTAACTTTCTTATATAAATCGTCTAGGTCTTCTTCTAGTGCTTTGATACGCTCTTCTAAAAGTGGATGTTTCTCAAACCACTTCTTTTCTTGTTTGATAATATCAATACCTATCTTTTTCTCTAACCATTTATCAAGTTTTAGAATCTTAGGATGATTTTTGATATATGGTATCTTTAAAAGTATTCTGAAAAGTGTTAATAATATTCTAAACATTACTTGTTAACTACTCCAATATTGTACTTTGGAACAAGATTCCATTCACTCTTTTCTTTATGTGGAAGTACTTTGATTTGTGACATCGGTGCAATTGGGTCTGTATGATTATTAGATATAACTTTGAGTAATCCCCACTCTTCTAAAAGTTTTGCAATTGCATTCCTTCTACCAATATCAGATTCAATTAAAGTACTATCCTTCCCATCAAGTAAGAATAACTCTTTAAAATGCACAAGATAGTATCTACCTCGTTTGTGTAATATATGGCAAGATTGGTAAAGTATCTTTTCTTTTCTGGATGCAACACCGATTCGTGTTAAAGTTTCTTTGACTTTTAAGAAGTCATCCTGTTGTTTCAACTCTACCTCTACCATGTTGGAGAGGTCATAATTCATTACTTTCTCCCACCTTTTTTCATTCTCTCTTTCATAATTCCTATTTCCTTTGCATTCAGAATCTTATAGTATTCCTCTGCTTTGGACTTTGAACAGTCATAATAAGTTTGGATGACTTTCATATCTTCCAATACTCTAGGTTTACTCCACTTAGCAAACCTTTTTCTCTTTCTCAAAGTATTTAGGAAATAATGAAATTGTAGAACCGAATCTAGGTGAGATTTAGAGTTCATTTCATTAACATACATGATACAATCTTGATGATAAGATAGGGACTTATTAGTCAAGAATGGTGAATAGGATTTTTCTGCAACATCATCTACCATGATATCTTTCTTGGTATAGGTTACTGCATTGACGAAATCAAATGGGTTCATTCAAAAAATCCTTCTAAAGAACTAGAAAAATGTTCTTCTAGTTTGTCTTGTTTTCCTTGTAGTGGTAACCAGTATAACATAAAATCCTCATATGTCGATACCGATGCAAGACCTTTTGAATTTGATAGAGTTGGGTCTTCCACATACTTGTTTACCCAGTCCATAAAGTGTTCTACTACTTGCATTTGATTGAAGAAAGGTAGTAGTTTAGAACCATCAAGTCCTATGTCTGAGTTATATAATCTTTTCTTTTCTACATTCTTGTCACTCCATTTGGTAGATTCTTGTATCAAGAAATCAAAATCATTGATACCGAATTGTTGGAATGCACTTTTGTTGGACTCATATAAATCTGCAAATACTGGTACAAGTTGTGTTTTATAGATTTCTTCTTTAGACTTCTTAGTTGTAGCTGGACTATCCATATCGATATTGTTCCAGTCTTTATCTCTGTATCTGGAAAAGAACCATGAGTTTGCTTGTGTAGATGAATCATAAGATACATTCTTTACAAAATCAAAGTAGTTTGGTGATACAAAGAATGGTATCATCATTTCATGTGAACCTACACCCAGTAAGTGAATGTTCTCTTTTAGTTCCATTGGGATATCAAATTCTTTAACTGCATAAATCATTTCTGCACGATTTGTAAATCCAATACCAGAACATGCAGATGATAATGATATACCAGTACATTTTGATAACTCATCGTTAGTCATACCACCCACAATAGTTTCAATGTATTCTTTATAAGAAGAAAGGTCTTGTCCTTGTACAATCAAAGATATCTTTGCATCTGAACCCATTTGGTCAAAGACTTCAATCTGTCTTTTACAATTGACCATGGTTGACATTGCTTTATCTTTTACTAAATCCCTAACAAATCTTCTACCTGCTGTAGATGTTTTCATAGACCAACCAGTATTTGATTGGTCAAACTCTGTTGGGATATCATCAAATATCATTGCAACATCTGAGTATTGTGCTTGATGTTTGTATATCTTATCTTTGACTTCTGGAGTCAATCCCTTTTTAGTTCTAGATAATTGTAAACCACCACTATCTGCAAATAGATTATGCCATGAAGGCATGAGTTCGTTTATACATTCTCCATGTGTTGGTTCACAATGAGAGTTGAATAACATTGATATGTTTTGATTGTTATACTTGTTATTCATGAAAGTAATCTTGTCATTGAATACAGATGCATAAGGAGACAATGCAGACTTGTTATAATACAAGTCACCAGTCCCCATGGTCATTCCAGAGATTACATATTCAAAGTTCATCTAGTATAAAACTTCCACAATCCATATACACTAATTATAAACCAAAAGAATTCTATTACAATACTTGCAAGGTTAGGTGTATAAACTAAACTTACTGTAACTAGAATTGCAACCATCATGTTATTGAAACTATACCAAAAACCTTTTGGGTCAATCCTATCGAATTGTAGAAGTGCATAAGTTCCAATCAATAATGCAACTCCCATAAATCCAATTAGGTCTGGTATACTTAACATTTATTCATTCCCCATGTTATTTGCATGAACTCTGAACGAGTCTTCTCATCATCAAAGAATGCACCACCCAATCTAGATGTGACTGTTGATGACCCAGTGTCTTCGACACCACGACTCTTGACACAATAGTGTTGTGCATTTACAAGAACTGCAACATCTGGTGTATCTAGAATGTATGATAATGCATGATAAATCTGTTCAGTCAATCGTTCTTGTATCTGTGGTCTCTTAGAGAAATACTCTACAATACGATTTATTTTACTAAGTCCTAACACTTTCTTATTAGGTATATATGCGACTGTCGCGAGACCATCTATAACTACAAAGTGATGTTCACAATTAGATTGAACACTAATGTTTGTTTCAACAATCATGTTCTCATATTTCATTTTGTTATCTACAGCTGTGCATTTTGGAAATGCCTCATAGTCAAGACCCCAAAAGATTTCATTAACATACATCTTTGCAACTCTGTTTGGTGTATCCATTAGACTGTCATCTTCTAAAT